TATACGGGAGTTAAAAATGGCAGTTCTAGGAAAAATAGGAAAATCAATGAGTGGATTGCTTGGCAGGGCGGGTCAAGCCGCTCCAAGTGCACTGTCTCTTGGGGCAGGTAGTAAAACCGTATTGGGATTAGCTACCGCAGGAGCAGTAATTAAAGGACTCTCAGATACAGTTGGACAGTCAACAATTGACAACGCTATGGACATAGCTTTTGATAATCCTCAGGCTGATAGAGCTGTTTTAGGTACTGATTTAACTCCTGGTATTTTAATGGCAGAAGCAGGGCTTCCTGGTATTTCTGGTTTAGCAAAAGCAGCAAATGTTGACAAATATGGATTAAATACAGGTATCGTTGCCCCTATGGCTGGTGGCGGAACAATCGGAGCAGTAGCTGGAGGATTATTCGGAGCATCAAGAGGTGGATCCGTAAGAGGTAGGGCCATAGGGCGGTCTTGTTGGAGCAATTGGTGGAGGAGCTCTTGGTTCCGCAGTTGGAGCTGGAGGAGCTGTAGCTGGAGCTGGTAGATATATGGCACAAAATAAACAACTCATGTCACAATCGCCAAACAGTTCACTGGCAATGGCAAATCAACTTAATGCATCTGGAGATATAGTTTTAGGAATGCATAACTCTAGAAGAGGATTTTAATGGCTTACGATCCAATTAGTGGACAGTTCCAAACTGGTGCAGAGGCATATGATGCACCTACAGCTAGCGTTGGTATGGCCATGCAAGGTATGGATATGGTGGGAGCCGATATACCTTTAGCTTTTAGGATGATGGAGAATCTTCCTGGCATAACAGCTAGCGCAATGTTCAACTCCAGAAGATTTGCTAACACAATGTTTCAAGGCGGCTTTCTAGATGTCGCTAATGCCAATCCACAAAACCTTACAAAATTTGGTCAAGCAAGGCAAAGCAGAAAAGTTGCTAGAGCACAAAAATTTGGCGCTTATGTAGGAGATGTAGCAGAAAGGCCAACTAGTGCTAAATCATTCTTATTTGGAAAATATAGAAACGCAGATAAATTAAAAAGCAGTACTCAATTCTTCAAAGCATCTAGAATTAATAACGCGTCACTAAGACCAAGAATATTTAATAGGTTTAGTTCTGTCACAGCCTTGTCTGGAATGCCAAACCAAGGCTTCTATACTCCATTTCAAGGAACTGGAGTACTTAATCCATTAGCTGAAAAAACTGGACTAAGAAAAAAAATGATAGCCAGAGGAACAATTGACGCAGCTGATGATTCTCCATTATTTAGTGGTGGTGTTTTGGGTAGAATGTCCACAATGTCTAGAACATATGCACTAGAACAAAAGCAAGCAAGATTAGTAGCAAAATCATCAAGCAATGTTGGAACTAGATCTGGAGAAAGAGCTGCAGCTAAAGTAGCAAATATTGGCAAGACACTTGGAGGTTTAGATACAAACTTGGCCAGACTCGGTACTTCACCAACTGCAGTAGGTAGAGCAAACATTGCACTAGCCGCAAGAACTGCATCTGCACCAACAGCAGGTCTTGGATATTTTGCTCCTCCAGGAATGGGCTATGGACATACTCCAATGACAAACTTAGCCGGTAGTGCAGGGACCAGTAGATTAAAAGCAGTTTCTGACACTTCAAGAGGAGTGTTAACAAGAAGAATGACAGAATACTTTGGAAGCGCATTAGATCCATCTCAATTTAAAGGAACAAGAGCTTTTGCTGCACTTGAGTCCAACATAGGAAGAGCAGTAATGGGTAACGCTGCTGGTCCAGTTAATCCAGCAACTTCGGCAAAAATTGGCCAATTCCTAGCAGGAGAAACAGTAGATGATTTTGGTAAATTTGGTGTTAAATCATTGGCAAAATTATCTGGACAAGCATTTAGCCAAGGACAAAGAGCTGTTGGAGGTAAATTAGCAGCAAAAGCTGGAACTAGAGCGCTTGGTCTTGCTCTTCCTGGATTAAACGTTATTGGCACAGCAGCATTAGTGTATGATTTAACTAAACTAGCTGGACAAGCTTTTGTTTCAGCTGGAAACTTTGCCAAAGATGCAGTAAAATCAATGCAGGGATCTTTACATAAACCATTGTTTGGAATGGGATTTAAAGATAACGAAGTAGCAGCCACCTCTAGGGCAAGGGGAGTTATGGCTATTCAAAACTCAAGATTAAATGCAAGGTCAATGCTCGGTGCTGAAGCATCTATGATGGCAGCGCATTTTGGATAATTATGTCAAACGCTTTAAAAAATAAAACTCTAAAATTTAGAGAAGCTTTAGCAAAACTTTCTAGAGAAGATTTGTTAGAGATTATTCGTTTGCAAGATGTAGACACAATTAAAGAGATCAATAGAATTGAATGGGTTTTTGAAAATAAACTTTCACATTTAACTTGGGCAGATGGATCTACAATTGAAGAAAGACCACTAACTAATTATGAATTATCATTATTAGTTGATGAGCCATTTGAGCTTGACGAAGAACTATTAGATTTGCGGAATAACAGCTGAACAGCAAAGGCAACTACATTTAGCTAAAGACCCATGTGTTTGGGCTAGAGAATTTTTAGATGCAAGAGCTAGAGTTTATCAAACTTTAATTTTGCGTGACCCAGCTTTAAGAAAAGTACTTAGAGCAGGTCGTCGTCTTGGTAAAACATTTAGCATGGCAGTTTATCTTCTGCACTACAGTTACACTCACAAAGACGGTAGATGTCTAGTTATTGCACCAATGAAATCTCACGTGGAATTAATCTACCAAGAGATATTAAGACTCGCTGGAAAAAATGAAATAGTAATGAATTCTATTTCCAGAAAAGTAACAAGTCCTCAGTTTATGATCCAATTTACAAATGGATCAACAATTAGATTCTTTACCTCGGGTATGCGTTCAGGTGGAAAATCAGATGTAGCTCGTGGTCAGGAAGCTCACGTTATCGTTCTTGACGAAATGGACTACATGCATGCAGACGACCTTGACGCTCTATATGCCATGTTGCAGAAAACCGCAGAAGATCAGCCAGACAAAGTTTTAATTGGTGCATCAACTCCAACTGGTAGAAGAGAAAGATTCTGGGAATGGTGTAGAAGCACAAGATTTAAAGAGTTTTGGTTTCCTTCATACTGCAACCCATATTTTTCTAAAGAACAAGAAGATGAATTTAGAGAGCAATATTCCGAAATTGGATATAGGCATGAAATTGAAGCAGACTGGGGAGAAGACGCAGAAGGTGTTTATCCAAGAAAGTTTATTGATAAAGCGTTTGTAGATCCAGGATGGAATTATATTCCAGAACTAACTTCTGCAAGAAGTTTTCATGTTATTGGCGTTGACTGGGACAAATATGGCGCAGGTACAAACATAGTTGTTTTAGAAGTCTGTTCTGATTCTTATGAAGAAGAAAGATTTAGAAACAAAGTAAGAGTTGCTTTCAGAGAAGAAATAGAAAGATCAGAATATACTTTAACTAAAGCAGTTAGTAGAATTATAGAATTAAACGATATCTTCATGCCAAAACATATTTATGTTGACAGAGGTTATGGAGAGGTTCAGGTAGAACTACTTCACAAGTTTGGTGTAGATAATCCAGTATCTGGTCTTAAAACAAAAGTAAAAGGTGTTAGCTTTAGTGAAACAATAGACATTAGAGATCCATATACTAAACAAATTGTTAAAAAAGAAATTAAACCATATATGGTAGATAACCTTCGTCAATACCTTGAGAAAGAAATAATTTTAATTCCTCAAAAAGACGATGAGCTATACATGCAGCTAATATCATATGTTGTAGTTAGAACTACCCAAACTGGTAGGCCAGTATTTGAAGCTGGTGGATCTGCAGTTGATCATGCACACGACGCTTTAATTCTTGCGTTACTATCTATAACAGAAAATTATAACGAACTGCACAAAACAAGGTTTACAACAAAAACAGAAAGCTTTTCAAATACTTTCTTCATGCCAAATCAAAAAACTGATGATGATGAAGAAAAAAACTCTTCAGATAAAAGATATATAACAGGAAGAGCAAATGCAATAAATCATTCCTTTTATGGAAAGAAACAATCTTTTGGAAGAGGATCATCTAAAGGCATAAGAAGAAAAAGTTTTTAAGGATAATTTATGGCTAAGTATGGTTTAGGAAAAAGTGAAGCGACTGACAAAGTTTGGACTGAAAGTCCAGAAGATGTCTCGTCGTTCCTTGGTACCGATGAAAGAATGAAACAAAATGCCATAAATAATGTTTCAAATAATTTTCTAAGTTTAAGCGACAGAAAGTCAAGCCTATCTCTACAACATGCTAGAGGTTATGTATTAAATACAGAAAAAAATATAAATGGTTTATTATCAGAAATTGACACA